TTAGATACATGTTATCTAACATTTGTCTCATAACAGTAGATTTAATAAGTTGTATATCTTCTACAAGTTCAGATACAGATCTTCCATGAAATCTGTGTGGCATGATAACTGGAGTCATAGATACAAATGGAATAGTATCTACTTCTTCCATATCTAATATTGTATGATTACCATCACCTGCTAAAAGAAATTTAACTAATTCTGATTTACCATCTTCATTAACATCCATTTTAAGATAACATTCATGGACTAATATATCTGCACTACTTTTATCTCCTTCTTGAACTCCATGTGAAAAATCTATATTTTGATGTCTAACAAACTTATCTTCTCTTGTATAATCAGAATCACCTGTTGGTAATCCCATCACTAAATCTTTATCATAACCCATTTCAACTAATTCTGATCTAGTTTTATTAGTTCTATGAGCTACAAAGTTAGCTGAATCTATATCTTTAACTCGTCTTTCAATTAAAAATTCTTCAGGAGGAACTGGTTCAATTCGAACTTGTCCATATAATTTTGTTCTTTCAATTACACAATCATGGTAATTTACTTTATCTAATTCTTTTCCATCTTCATCTAAGATAGGTTCTTCGAATTCTGTATGGTTTTTAACTTTAACTTCTGGATCAGATATTAAATCTGCAAACTCATCTTCTGTTAATCTTGTATATTCTTCTCTTTCAGTTTTGTTTGCATCATCCCAATAAACTTTTAAAATTCCATTTTTCTGTATTAATGCATCTTTGAATGCAGAGTATAGGGCTACAAATCCTTTGTTCTCTTTATAAAAAATATAATTCAAATAGTCAGAACATTGTCTAGCCATTTCATCATCTTCAGGTCCAGTACCTTCACAATTAAATACATTATCTCCTGCTGTGAATATTCTCATTAAAGATGGCATTAAACTTTCTACAGTATCAAGAACATCATTAGATATAACTTGTGAACGCCCTTCTTGTTCATTACCAAGAGGCATTCCTAAATAATATTCTAATGATTTTTTACGTCTTGCTACTAATTCGCCACCAATAAAACCTGATGCGTTACTAATCTCTCTGTTTAAAACAGATAATATTTCTTGTTTTGATTTCATACTATATATCTTGTGTCCACATTAATTGGTTTATTCCATTCTGTTGTATCAATTGGATCATGTACGCAACCATACCTAAAGGCATCTGCTGCGTGTGAGCACCAATCGTGTAAGGGTTTATTCTTAAACACTTGGTTCTTATCATCCCATTGTTTTCGATATTGTCTTAATGCATCTAATCCTGTTTTACATTTTTCTCTATCAAAATAACAATATGGTAAATAGTTTCTCACAGATTCTATTCCATGATCAACTTCTAATTTAGGAGCAACTTCAAAATCTATACCGAGTTCGTTTGCTACTTCAAGTCTAGACTTTCCTGTTCCTAATTCTCTTGCCATTATATCATGAGGTGCAACATGACGACTATATGCGTAGCCTTTATCTTCAAGTTTGTCAGCATAGTGTGCTAATGACTCTCCTGAAGTTTCGTAATAATCTACAATGTGTAATTCATTTCCAACTCTTTGAACGAACCATATAGAAGTCGAGTCTCCGATCCCCAAATCCCACCATGTTTCCACACCTACATTTTCATCCACAGGCACTGAGCAGATTTTTCCATCATTATCTGCTTTAGTTATTATCCTTCCATAATAACTACCAGAGACTGCTGCAGTAAAAGAACATTCGAATTCCTGCTCGTATTGTTCTTCAGTCATAATGGCACGTGCCTGTGCCAGCTCCTCAACTGGAATCACTTTGGTTTCTGAAGCTCTATAGATTTTACCCATCCAGTCTTTATGACCACGTTGGGCGTAATCGTATACTTCCCAGAATTGATTATGACCCATTGGTGTACCGATAAATAAAACCCATCCTAATTTATCGGACACTGCTGGACGAATAATTTCAGTCCATACTCTTGGAGACATAATTGCATATTCATCCATTACAACGCCATCAAATCCCATACCTCGGATTGAATCAGGATTATCTGCACCAAATATTTGAATTCTCGATCCATTAAAGAGATCTATTCTTAACTCAGTCTCATTTCTATTACCACCTAAATACATAAGTGGTTTTGTATAAAATTTTAAATATTCCCAAGCTATAGATTTACCTTGTCTATATGTGGGAGCTATAAATGCACATAGCGATCTAGGTTTAGCAGCTGCTGTTTTTATTAATTCGTTTATTGAAAGTACACTTTTGCCAAATCGTCTATGACATACCAAAACATTAAATCTTTTTTTATTGTTGTGTACTTCTAGTTGGTATGGTCGTGGCTTATAAGGTATTTGTAATATCTTAGTCTTTTTGCCATTCGACTTTGATTGCGATTGGTTCATCGGTTCCTAATTTTGTTGTTGAAGATGCTAACCTTGGATGAATGTAAGGTGCAGCTTTTTCTGCTGCATACATTTTCCTATCAGGTGAACTCATAGGATTGTTTAACACAGATAATAAATAATCCAAAGGAGATAAATTGTATTTCTCTGCTAATTCTATTAATCCTTTCCATGGTTTCTTGCTTTTGGAACCTAAAGGTCTACCTGCACCTTCTCGCTTTCCACCATGATTAGTTTTATCTACTTCATTCTCGTATGTTTTATCTTCTTCAACCATTAAAAGTACCACTTCTTAAGATTTTGTCCTGCCAATGGTGTATTAAACCATTTTCTTCTTTTAGCCCACTTAGCTTTTTTAGAACCATGTGTTAATGTTGCAGCTAAAGCAACATAAGGATGTCTAACAGCTGTTTTAGCTAGGTGATAAGCAGCTTTACCAGGTGTTAATACAAGACCTTTAGTTGGTTTTACCCAACTTTTAAGTTCTTTCATAAATGCTGATGATTTAGCCATTAGTATTTTACCTTTTTACCCTTTTTTTTTGCGTACTTTTTCGCTGCAATTCTACCTTTTTTAGTATAACTGAACTTCTTTTTACCTACTTTAGGCATTATATGTATCCTTTCTTTTTAAGTGCTTTGTATCTTGGATCATTTTTTTTTAATTTTGGTGACGCTGCTACAGATGCAGCAAGTACACCTACAAAACCAGCTGAAGCTCCAGCAACAGCTAACCCAAATTTAGCTTTAGAAGGAACTTTTTTCCATGTTTTAGAACTTAATTCTTTTACAGAATTAGTGAATTCTTGCATAGCACTTTGTTTTTTTTTAAATGGATTCCAATTAGCCATATCTTTTATTCTTTTTTTTCTTACCTGCTGCATATCCTGCAGCTCCACCACCAACTCCTGCGGTAATACCTATACCAGTTTTAGTAGTAAATTTTTTTCCTACTTCACCTATAGTAACAAATTTCATAGAATTCATAGCATCTGATGCTTTTCTATACTGATCTGATTGGTGAAATTTAGAAAAAGAATCGGTAGCATATTTTTTTACTTTGCTTGGAGCACTTTTAGTTGTAGACCACATTTTAGGTCCAACTTTTCTACCCCAATCAATAACTTCTTTTCCAAACTTTGTTATCATTGTAATAGTCCTTGTCTAGCAGCATCTCTTGATGTTGGCATAGGCATATTGCCTCTAGGTCTTTGACCCATTTGTGCCATTTGAGGATTCATTGTTTGCTGCTTATCCAATAAACCCTGTCTTTGTCTTTGCATTTCAGGTAACATTTTAGCCTGAATTATCAAAGCCAATTGTTCACCTTCATCAGGTGTCAATCTTATAATTTTGTCTGCTAATTTTTCTAATGATTTACTTGCCATATTACTCCCAATTATATCTATGTCTTGTTTTATATGCTTTGCTACTTGTAATTTCTTTAATTTTTTTATCTGATAAATAAGCTGGATTATAAATATCTAAAGGTACTTTCTTTTTTGGTATAGGTCCTTTAAATATATTATACGTTTGTGGATATTTTTTTCTCCATTCTGGATCTTGAAATGTAGATCTTTTAACTCTTATTTTTCTATAAACAATACCTTTTGTAGGATTATGAATCCCTATAGATCTAACTCTATATTTAGGTGATTTATGCGACCAATGTAATTTAGTTTTATCTTTTTTAGATTCTTTAGAACTAACCTTCCATTTTCCACCTGGCTCAATTCCAACCCACCTTTTTAAATTATCTATTTTTGTTCCCATATTATGTTGTCCAGAACTTTCCTTTCTTTTTATAAAAACCTTGGACGTTCTTTTTCGCTACTTCTGTTGCTCCTGGGTAGTCTTTAGCTTTGCCTTTATAGACTAATCCTGGATGCATATTATATGCTTTTCTATTTAAACCTCTTTTTTTGTTTAAGAGATTTGTTATTAATTGCATTACTTTTAGTTGATTGCTCATTAACCTGCCATATATTTCTTGGGTTGTTCTTTTCTACCTTTAGCTTGTCCTGCTTTATATAGACCATAGCCTAGACCTACTTTAACTGCAAGTCCTGCTACGCCACCCCAGATCATAGCTTTACCAAAGCCAGTCTTGTGGAATTTTTTAACTTCTCCCCAAGCTCCTAGATCTTTAATTGGATTAGCATCTGTTATCTTAATTGTCATTATCTTCCTTGTCCTTGGTATTTCTTATATGAACGTTTCTCGTCTTTGTTCATATTCTTCTTATGTCTGCCTAGCTGTGGTTTTGATCGTTCTCTGTAAGTATTTAAACCATACTTAGGCTTTGTCGCCATTATGTGTTATCTTTGCCAGGTAGAAAATCCCATATTGCCGCACCTGCACCACCAGCTCCGTAGAGCTTCTTATGCTTTTTAAGGTGTTTATATGATTTGGTATAGCCTCGTACAAATCTAGCTCTACCTTCTTCTCCTATGCCGACCTTGCCTAGTAAACT